CCCTCCGTGGGGGAGCAAGTATTGCTGCTTGCCGTGGGCGGCGAGTTAGATACCGCCTTCGTGCTACCAGGCATTTATTGCGATGACTTCTCTGCGCCGTCTTCATCAGCAGATGCCTATCACGTCGCGTTCCCCGATGGAGCGATTATTGAATATGAACCGGCCACCAGTGCACTAATCGTCAACAACGTAAAAACCGCAGACGTTACGGCAACTCAATCGGTAGTGGTGACCTCACCGGCGGTCACCGTGATTGCCAGCCAAACCATTACCCTTGATACGCCTGAAGTTATTTGCACCAACAAACTGACCACTGGCTCTATCGAGGTCAAAAGAGGCGGCAAAATGGCGGGAACCATTGACCATACCGGCACATTTACATCAAACGGCGTTCAAATTGATAAACATGGCCATGGCGGAGTTAAGAGCGGTGGCGAATGGACTGAGGGGACAAAATGACAGCCAACTATTCCGGCATGGATCGCAATGACGGCAGGCAACGGATAGATACTGACCATATTCGTCAAAGCATACGCGACATTCTTATTACCCCGATTGGAACCCGCGTCATGCGTAGAGATTACGGTTCGCTACTGTCAGCCCTGATTGACCAGCCGCAAAACGCGGCGCTCAACCTACAACTGATGGCCGCCTGTTACATGGCTATTTTGAAATGGGAGCCACGCATCAGCCTGACCTCCATCACGTTCGACAACCGCTTTAATGGCGAGATGTTTGTTGATATCACCGGCACCCTTGCTGACAACAGCGGCGCCTTCTCTCTTAACATTCCAGTGAGCTAAATCATGGCAACCATTGACCTGAGCCAACTTCCCGCGCCTAACGTGGTCGAGGTTCTAGACTATGAAAGTGTTTTATCCGAGCGAAAAACGACGCTGTTATCGCTGTGTGACGAAAGTCAGCGAGATGCCGTTGCTCGTACTTTGCAGTTGGAGTCTGAGCCGCTGACTAAATTGTTAGAGGAAAGCGCCTATCGAGAAATTATCTGGCGTCAACGCGTCAACGAAGCCGCACGAGCCAATATGCTGGCCTACGCCACAGGCTCAGATCTTGATAATTTGGGCGCTAACTACAACATACTGCGGCTGATCATCACGCCCGCCGACGAAACAGTGATCCCACCGGTTCCGGCAATTTTTGAATCAGATAGCGATTTCCGCGTACGTATTCAGCAAGCCTTTGAGGGCTTAAGCGTCGCAGGTTCAGTAGGCTCCTATCAATTTCATGGGCGAAGTGCCGATGGCCGTGTTGCCGATGTATCCGTAGTCAGCCCCTCTCCCGCCAGCGTCACCATATCTGTACTTTCACGCGAGGGGAACGGTGCCGCAAGTCAGGAGCTCACGGATATCGTTTATCTCGCTCTGAATGCTGAAGACGTGAGACCCGTTGCAGATCGGGTTACGGTTCAGTCGGCCAAGATTGTCACCTATGAAATTAACGCCGTTCTTTATCTCTATCCAGGCCCCGAAGTTGAACCCGTTCGACAGGCTGCGGAAGATAAATTGAAAGCCTACATCAGCGCACAGCACCGACTCGGGCGAGATATTCGCAAATCAGCAATTTATGCCGCGCTTCACGTTGAAGGCGTACAACGCGTTGAGCTTGCCCAACCGGTCGCCGATATCGTGCTCGATGAAACGCAAGCGTCCTATTGCTCAGATTACACCCTTACCGTAGGCGGTGCCGATGAATGATAACCGCCTCTTGCCAATGGGCTCATCGTCGCTGGAGGTCGCAGCCGCTGCCGCCTGTGCGGAGATAGCACAAACGCCGATTCCACTGCGCCAGCTGTGGAACCCGCAGACTTGCCCAACCAATTTATTGCCCTATTTAGCCTGGGCATTTTCGGTTGATCGCTGGGATGCCGCTTGGCCTGATGAAACCAAACGTGACGTGATAACCGCAGCGTATTACATCCACAGCCGAAAAGGCACTATCAGCGCCGTTCGTCGGGTAGTGGAACCCCTCGGCTATGTCATTAATGTCAACGAGTGGTGGGAAACCAACGATCCTCCGGGTACGTTTCGCCTTGATATTGGCGTTTTGGAAAGCGGCATCAGCGAAGAGATGTATCTCGAAATGGAACGACTCATTGCAGATGCCAAACCCGCCAGCCGCCATCTGAACGGGCTCACTATCATGCAAGATGTCGCCGGTTATGCCTACATTGGCACCGCCCTGTATGACGGCGACATCCTTACCGTTTATCCTGACCTAGAGAGCTAATGTGATGGTACAAAAATATAAAGCCGTACTGACTACCGCTGGGGCGGCAAAAATTGCCGCCGCGACCGCAGGCGGTGCTAAAGTCAATCTAAAACAGATGGCCGTTGGCGATGGCGGCGGTACGCTGCCCATGCCTGACCCAGCACAGACCAAACTGATTGCTGAAAAGCATCGGGCCGTTCTCAACAAAGTGATTGTTGATCCTAAACACAAAAATTATTTGGTTGCCGAGCTGGTTATCCCACCAGAAATCGGTGGCTTTTGGATGCGTGAACTGGGGTTGTATGACGACACTGGCGCGCTGATTGCGGTCAGTAACATGGCCGAAAGCTACAAGCCACTGTTATCCGAAGGATCTGGCCGTGCGCAGACCCTGCGCATGGTGGTGATTGTCAGCGATATGGATTCCGTAAATTTACAGATCGATGCCTCCACGGTGCTAGCTACCCAGGAATACGTCGATGATAAGCTGCTTGAACACGAGCAATCGCGCCGCCATCCTGATGCCACGCTCAAAGAAAAAGGTTTTACCCAACTGAGCAGCACCACCAACAGCGACAGTGAGGCGTTAGCGGCTACACCTAAAGCGGTGAAGGCTGCTTATGATATAGGAAAAACCGCTAATGATAATGCGCAAACGGCGAATTCTAACGCGGGAAAAGCCAATGAAAACGCCAACACGCGTCTTGAAAAAAGCAAGAATTTGTCTGACCTGACAAATAAAGCTGAAGCCCGGAAGAGTTTAGAGCTGGGCTCGGCAGCAACGTCCAGCGTGCAAACCACCCCGACAGATAACTCGCCGAACGCCGTGTTAAAAGTGGGCGCGTTTGGTCTTGGCGACACCGTGCCACGACTCTCCCTCGCAGCGGGTACAGGCTATAACAATATCCCAGCGAACTTGCCAACCGGTTTTTATACCCATCAAGTGACGGGTGGGCCGTTCTGCCACACTATCACATTACGTCAGGATGGTGGCGGCACGGCAAACGATCGGCATTTTATTATTCCATCCCAACCTACTGATAAAATTGCAATGCGATGGGATGGTGGAACGGCATTCTCTTATCAGTATTTTTATACCGATAAGAATAAGCCAACAGCGAATGATGTGGGGGCTATTCCATTTTTTGGACAAATTCCGGCAGGGACAAACCTCAACACGCTCACTAACTACGGTGTCTGGTTTAACCCCGCCAACGCTAATGCCTCGTTAGCATTAAATTATCCAAGCACACTGGCGGGCTCATTGCAGGTTTTACAAGATGCAGGAACTGCGCAGGTTTATACCGAATATGGTGGTGGGAGACAATTCAGGCGTGGTCTTTATTCAGGAACATGGAGCGCTTGGCGAGTTGTCTATGATTCTTATTATAAGCCAACAGCAAGTGATGTCGGGGCGCTGGCCATCAGCGGCGGTACGCTTAATGGCAATTTAACCGTTAAAAACCAGATCCAAGTAGGGGGGGTTGGCAATGGCGTTCTGAATATTGGCGATAACGATTCAGGGTTGCGTAGCTCTGTCGATGGCCAGGTAGATCTGTATGCAAATGGCCGGATGTTCGGCTATTGGAACACCACTGTTTTGTCATTCACTGGGCAGATTATCCCAACAAACTACGCGAACTTTGACGCCAAATACCAAGCTAAAGGTAGTTATACCCCAGCGGGACAGGCCTATACCAAAGCAGAGAGTGAAGCTCGATATGTAAAGGATATACGCATGGGAGCAAACTTAAATGTGACATGGGGGTCTGGTGGCGGCACGGTTCCCGCTGGCTGTGTTCTTACTGGTGGTAATTTTGATGATGATAGAGAGTATGCAATTTATGCTCCGGTTCAAAAGTTTGTAAATGGTATCTGGTACAACATAGGAAGAGCTTAAAATGCAAAATATCAAAAACTTCACATTATCAATACCAACAAAAGAACAGTTAAAGGATTTACCTGATAGCTTTATACCTACATTCCTAATGTCAGAAGACGGACAGGACTGGTACCAATGTCAAAAATCTTTCGCAGATTTCACTATCAAGGTTCTCTATGACTCACAAGGTATTATTCGTTCAGTAGTCAATGAACCTGTTGTTAGTGAAGGGGGTATTTTCGCCGTTTCCATGTTTTTCCCACTGAATATGTCTGTTGCCGAAGTGGAGTCACTGCCTGAGGGTTTTAAGCTAGATGGAAAAAGTTGGCAATTTATTGATGGCAAAATTATTCCTCGCCAATACACACAGAGGGAATTGATTGAACAAGCAATTGCCAAAAAGATCTCTTTACTTACGGCTGCAAAAACACAAATAGAACCGCTGCAAGATGCTGAAGATATTGGTGATGCAATGCCGAATGAAACAATATTACTCAATGCTTGGAAAAAATATCGAATAGCCTTGAACCGTGTCGATACCAGCTTGGCTCCCATCACTGAATGGCCAACTCCGCCTTTATAACGTTAGTCCTTCATAAGCCCTCACCCGAGGGCTTTTTACTGCCTGTTGTACTATCGTCAGTACATCCCACATCGCTCGTAGACTTGCTCGGCACACAGCACAATAGCCTTGCAACTTTCAAATGGAGCGAACACGATGCCCGATTTCAAACATGGCGTGCAAGTACTGGAGATTAACGAAGGTACACGCGTCATTTCAACCGTATCAACTGCCATCATTGGCATGGTCTGCACCGCCCCGGATGCAGATGCCGAAACCTTTCCACTCAACGTTCCTGTATTGATCACCGACGTTATCGCTGCCGTGGGTAAAGCCGGAACCAAAGGCACTCTGTCTGCCGCCCTGGCAGCCATTGGCGACCAATGCAAACCTGTTACTGTCGTTGTACGCGTTGCCGAAGGCGAAGGAGAGGATGAAGCAGCCATTCAGGCCGCCACCCTCTCCAACATCATCGGCGGTGCCGATGAGAACGGCCAATATACCGGCTTAAAAGCCCTACTGACGGCCAAAACCGTTACCGGTGTTAAGCCTCGCATTTTGGGTGTGCCCGGTCTGGATACACAGGAAGTGGCTGTTGCACTGGCCTCGATCTGCCAGCAGCTGCGTGCCTTTGGCTATATCAGCGCATGGGGCTGCAAAACCAAAGCGGATGTCATTAAGTATCGCGACAACTTCAGCCAGCGTGAACTGATGCTGATTTGGCCCGATTTCTTGGCATGGGACACCAAAACAAATACCAGTTCCACGGCTTTTGCAACTGCACGAGCTTTAGGCTTGCGCGCAAAAATCGATCAAGAACAAGGATGGCATAAAACCTTGTCCAACGTTGGGGTGAACGGTGTCACCGGCATGAGTGCTTCAGTTTTTTGGGATTTACAAGCACCAGGCACCGATGCTGATTTGTTAAATGAAGCGGGTGTCACCACGCTGGTGCGTTCCGACGGCTTCCGTTTCTGGGGCAACCGCACCTGCACTGATGAACCGCTATTTATCTTTGAGAACTATGTCCGTACCGCACAAGTACTCGCTGACACCATGGCTGAAGCACACCAGTGGGCCGTCGACAAACCAATGACCGCCACACTTATTCGCGACATCGTAGAAGGCATCAAAGCAAAATTCCGCGAGCTGAAATCTAACGGCTATATCATCGATGCTGACTGCTGGTATGACGAAAGCTCGAACGATAAAGAGAGCTTAAAGGCAGGCAAGCTTTACATCGATTACGACTACACCCCAGTGCCACCACTGGAAAACCTCACCCTGCGCCAGCGCATCACCGACAAATATCTGGTGAGCTTGGGCTCAATGGCCAACAGTTAAGGAGCTAAGACACCATGGCATTACCGCGCAAACTGAAATACCTCAACCTTTTCAATGATGGTTTGAGCTACATGGGCGTTGTCAATTCGGTCACCCTGCCGAAGCTAACCCGAAAACTGGAAAGCTATCGTGGTGCAGGCATGAACGGTTCAACCTCAATTGATATGGGCCTTGATGATGATGCATTGACCGTTGAATGGACCATTGGCGGCCTTCCTGATGATGATTTGTGGAGCCAATATGCCGTTCCTGGCGCTTCAGATGTACCTTTACGCTTTTCTGGCTCATACCAGCGCGACGACACTGGTGACGTTAGCGGCGTGGAGATCGTACTGCGAGGTCGCCACAAGGAAATCGACGGTGGCGAAAATAAACAAGGCGAGAATACCGAAACCAAAATCACGACTCAGTGCACTTATTACAAACTGATCGTGGATGGCAAGGAGCTCATTGAGATCGACGTCATCAATATGATTGAAAAAGTTAACGGCATCGATCGACTGGCGCAACATCGCCAGCACCTCGGTCTGTAATCCCACGATTGACGGCCAGTGCTTGCGCTGGCCGATTAACCCAAATTCAAATTGAGAGAGTTGCATGAATACCGAAAATGAAAACACCGTTCTCCTAGAATCTCCGATTCAGCGCGGTGAACTGTTGATTGAACAAGTCACCTTAATCAAACCGACTGCAGGAACCTTACGTGGCGTAAGTCTCGCGGCGGTAGCCAATTCGGACGTAGACGCCCTGGTGAAAGTTTTACCTCGAATGACCAGCCCTCAGCTACTTGAAAGCGATGTCTTGAAGTTGGAGTTGCCAGACATGATTGCGTTAGCGGGCAAGGTGATTGGTTTTTTGTCACCGAATTCGGTTCGTTAGAGTTTCCCGCCCAATTATCGGTAGATGACCTGATGGCGGACATCGCGGTGATATTCCACTGGCCGCCATCAGAGTTAAATCCCATGAGCCTTACCGAACTTATTGCATGGCGCCAAAAAGCGCTACAACGAAGCGGGAATACGGATGAGTAACAGTCTAAAATTACAGATACTTCTTACTGCCGTCGACCAAGCCAGCCGCCCGTTAAAAGCGATTCAGGCGGCTAACAAAGCGCTGTCTGACGACATACGCATGACACAGCAATACCTTGATTCGCTTGAAGCGAAAATGGGCAAAATTGATGGATTTCGCAAAACGAGCGCCCAGCTTTCAGATACCAGTAACGCATTCAAGAAAGCCAAAAAAGAGGCGGCCGAGCTCAGAGCAGAGATTAAAAATGCCGAAGTGCCAACACGCTCGCAAATTAAATCTTTGGATAATGCCAATCAGGCTGTTTCTCGTCTTGAGACCAAATATCGTGCTCTGCACAAATCGGCCAAGGAACAGCGTAATACGCTGAGACAAAACGGTATCAATCCACAAGCCTTACCCGCTAACAAACAGCGTCTGAAAGATACTATTGAGCAAGCGTCTAACAGGCTCGCACAACAGCGTAAATCCTTTGCCGAAAACAATCGGCAGCAGAATAACCTTGAGCGAATCAAACAGCGCCAAACTCAATTGGGAAACATTAAACAACGTTATCAATCAGGTAAAGCGCTCGCAGAC